CCAGGGCTCGGCACATCGCTGAAGTTTGAGTACATCCAACAGCAAAGCGAGAAGGCCAAGCAGCTCATCACCTATGAGAACACCTTCAGACGCTTGCACCTCAACCAATGGACTAGCTCAGAGGAGAAGTGGGTCAGCGATGAGGACTTCACGAGCGGATGCACCGACTTCAACCCAGAGGACTTTCATGGCATGGAAGCGTGGGGAGGTCTTGACCTCGCAGCCACCGAGGATATCACAGCCTTCGTGCTCATCATCCCAGATGGCGATGGCTTCAAGGTAATCCTCAAGGCTTGGGTCACAGAAGCGGCGGTCATTCGCCGAAGAGGTCGCACAGGGGCCGACTACGATGCCTTTGTTCGCAAGGGGTTGCTCACGGTGACAGACGGCAACTCAACTGACTACCGCATCCTCAGACGCGACATTCTAGAGATGTGTGAGGAGTACAATGTCAAAGGCATTGCTTTTGACCGATGGAACTCAAGCACGCTGATCCCCGACCTCGTGGACGATGGCCTTGAGTGCTATCCATTTGGACAAGGCTTTGCCTCGATGAGTGCACCTGTCAAGAATCTCGAGATTCTCATTCGAAGCGGCAACTTGGATCACGGAGGCAATGAACTCCTCAGATGGATGTGNAGCAACATTCAAATCAAGAAAGACCCNGCNGAGAACTTGAAATTNGACAAGGCCAAAAGCTCTGACAAGATTGACGGCATGGTGGCTCTGGCTATGGCCATGGGTCAGTACATGATTGACCGAGCAGAAGACCGAGATGACGATACCATCTACGGCGAACGAGATATTCTAATCCTCTAAGCAATGAACTACTTCCAAACATCCACTAGCCCCATTGGGCGCAACTCAGAGACCAACGAACTGCTAGAAAACGAACTGCAACGCCTTCGCGATTTGTTCATAGAAAAGAACGAGCAGTACAATGACTCGCTTCAGCATCCTATCAGCACCTTTCACAAGGGCGATGTCGTGAGCGGCATCTGCGCTCGACTAGATGACAAACTCGGGCGCATACGGCAGGCGGGCATCAACGAGGACACCATCGACACGATTGATGACCTCATCGGCTACCTCGTGCACTTGAGGATTGCGCTGAGGAAGGGGAAATAAAAAACCCCGCACTTGGCGGGGTCTTGTTTGAGTGGCTTGAGAATTACTTGAGGGCTTTGATGGTTAGACCTGCGGCGAAGATATTGATGGTCTCTAATGGTTTAAAATCCCAATCGATGTCATCGAGGTGTTCATCCATCTTGCAGATTTGAAAAGTGCTGAACTCTTCGTTCTCGGTGTTGTCGTTCTCGGAGTTAGGGCATACAACCTTAAAGGTGTTATTCACTAGGATAGAGGGAGATGAATCGTTGCCGTAGGAGATGTCCTCCGCTTGTAGACCTAATGATTCAAGTGTCTCGATGTAGTTGGGGACTGCTGTCCAAAATGCGTTGCTCATGGCTTTTTTTGTTTTTGGTTATAGTGTAAAGATATAAACATTTGAACAATCACCAAACTTTGTCAAAAGTTTTTTTAGTCAAGATTTCGTTCTTTTTGGTATTTTTGCTATGGACTAAACTATTAGCATGGAGCAACGGCCAACCCTCCTGCAACGAATCTTTCGTGCATCACCCGAGAACCCAAGCACAAGTCTGGCGAAGCCAGCATCGTGGTTGTACGACCTATTCTTCAAGTCTAAGACAGGAGAGCCTGTAAATGAGCAAAGCGCGATGGCATTCTCTGCCGTATTCGCAGCCACTCGCATCATATCTGAAACCATCGCCTCCTTGCCTTTGGATGTCTATGAGCGCCAAGGACAAGGCCGCATGCGTCTGACGGATCACCCACTTGCCAAACTACTCAAGCAGCCAAACGGAACGCAGACCGACTTCGTATTCAAGGAGTACCTACAGGCGTGCATCACATTGCACGGCAATGCGTACTGCCACATTGAGCGCGATGCAGCAGCTCGCCCCATCGCCTTGCACCCAATTCACCCAAACAAGGTGCAGGTCAAGGTGCACAACGGCGAGAAGTTCTATGTAGTAAATGACAAAACAACCTACGCAGATTATGAGATGCTTCACATCTTGGGTCTATCCCTTGACGGCATCACAGGAATCAGCGTACTTGGAGCAGCACGCGAAGCCATCGGCATCGGTCTTGCTGCCCAACAATTCGGCGCAGAGTTCTTNGGGAACGGCGCAAACCTTGGAGGCATCTTNACGCACCCTGGTCGCTTGACCGACGATGCAGCGAAACGCCTCAAGGATTCATGGACNCGAAGTCACTCTGGCCTCAACAAGGCCCACTCGACTGCTGTCCTTGAGGAGGGCATGCGCTATGAGCGTGTCGGTATTCCACCAAATGAAGCGCAGTTCATTGAGACTCGCAAGCTACAGGTGACCGAGATCGCTCGCATCTTCCGCGTACCTCCACACATGCTCGCCGATTTGGATGCCAGCTCGACTCGTGCTAATATCGAGGAGCAGGGTATTTCATTCGTGCGAGACACCATCCGTCCCATTGTTTCGCGTTGGGAGGCAGAGCTTGACCGCAAGCTTCTGCGTGAAGACGAGAAGGGGACGCTTTACACTAGATTCAACCTCGACAGCCTTCTGCGTGGAGACACAAAGAGCCGCTTCGAATCCTATGCAACCGCACGCCAATGGGGATGGCTTTCAGTCAACGACATCCGCGACCTTGAGAACCTCAACCCTATCGACGGTGGAGATGTGTACCTGCAACCGCTGAACATGGTCAATGCGAGCACTCAGCCCAATGATGGACAAGTAGACGCTGACTGATGAGAAACGACTACCCACAAGCAGCAAGTGACAACGCTCAGAAGGCGATTGACTTCAAGGAGGAGTACGGCTCTGATTGCGGCACTTCTGTTGGTTGGTTTCGTGCTCGTCAACTTGCAGAGCGTCAAGAGATTAGCGACGAAATCATTAAGCGCACATACAGCTTCCTATCTCGTGCCAAGGTCTATGACCAAGGTGAATTTGAAGATGCTGACGGTGCGCAAATTTGTGGCTCTATTATGTATGCCGCATGGGGAGGAGATGAGATGCGTGAATGGGCTGAAAATGCAATACAAGAAATGAACGCACAAGAAGAACGCCCATATCCCAACGAGCACGCTGCACGGATCACAGACCCCGAGCAGTACGATTCATTCTCTCGTGAGAACGACGCATTCGGCGAGGGCATCGATGCCATCTACGGAATCAAGGACGGCGTGAGCGAACTGCAAGCCATCCGCTTCGACAAGGAGAAATGGAGCGTACAAGATGCCGAGATGTGGCTCGACGAGCACGACTATGACCCTATCTTGTTTGAGCCAGCCATTGAGGAGGCAATGCATCACGAAGAGATGCGCGCACTTCCTAATGAGTTGCAGATTGGTGACTTCGTTCGATGGAACACATCCAATGGCTTCGCCTATGGTCGTATTCTTGAGATACAAGCGGACGGCGATATTGAAGCCGACAGCGGCTTTGTCATCACAGGAACTGCTGACGATCCTGCGGCCAAGATTCGCGTCTATCAATACGATGAAGACCAGAGCGCCTATGTTGAGCGCAGCCCTGCTTTGAATGTCGTGCACATGTTCTCAACTCTTGAGAAGTACGATGCAGAGACACGCAACGGCAAGCCTATCATTGAGACACGCGCACTAGGCACTACAATGCTAGAAGAGCGCATGGTCAGCGGCTACGCTGCTGTCTTCAATCAAGAGAGCGAAGACCTCGGAGGCTTTATTGAGATAATCAAGCCAGGGGCTTTTAGTGATGTCCTAGAAAATGATGTCCGAGCCTTGTGGAATCATGACCAGAATTTTTTACTCGCACGCACCACATCTGGCACGCTTAAAATCTCACAAGATGCACGCGGTCTCTATTACGAGTTCGATGCACCCCACACCACATACGGAAACGACTTGCTTGAACTATTACGCCGTGGCGATGTAACTCAGTCAAGCTTCGGTTTCGCAATTAAGAAAGACGAATGGGTGAGTCGCAATGGAATCACCTACCGATACATTCATAGCGTCTCACGGCTGTTTGATGTCAGCCCTGTGACCTATCCCGCTTACCCAGCCACAACGAGCCAACTCAAGAGCCAAGCACCTGCTGAAGCTCGTGAAGAGGCTGCCCCGCAGGAGGAGGCCGCAGCCGTTCCTGCTCCATGCAACGAAGTGCTTCTTGAGGCATATCGCTTGCGAATTGAAAAACAGAAATAATCAATAAAAAGAGACAAATGAACTCTAAACAACTCCGCGAACAGCGTGCCGCTCTTATTGAGAACATGGACGCACTCGTATCTTCTGCACAAGCAGAGGGCCGTACTTTGAACTCTGAGGAGTCAGTACAATTTGACAAAATCGATGCCGAGGCTATCGAATTGCGCAACAACATTGAGCGCATTGAGAAGGTTGAAGCTGCAAAGAAAGAGATCGCTGCCAAGCAAGAAGAGCGCGCTGCTGCCCCTCAGAAGGTAGAGAGCCGTGCTGCTTTCGCTAAGTATCTCCGTTCTGGAATGGGCGCTTTGAACGCTGAAGAGCGTCACGCACTTGAGACTCGTGGTACTGACACGCAAATCGTTGGTACTGACTCTTTGGGTGGCTACCTTGTTCCAGAAGACTTCAGCAACATCTTGGATGTGGCTTCTAAGTTCACAGGTGTAGTTGAGCAGGTTGCTCAAGTAATCAACACCAACAGCGGCGCTTTGTTGCCTTACCCAACCGTTGACGATACTTCTGTATCTGGCGCTTTGTTGTCTGAGGCTACTGCTCCTGCTGTATCTGACATGACTTTCTCTGCTGTCAACTTGAACGCCTACAACTACAGCTCTGGCATCGTGAAGGTGTCTCGTCAGTTGTTGCAAGACGGCGCTTTCAATCTTGACGCTTTCTTGGTTGACGCTTTGGGTGGCCGTATCGCTCGCGGTACAAACGCTGCCTTCACTACAGGNACAGGTTCTTCACAGCCNAATGGTGTTGTGACTGGTTCTGCTGCTGGTAAGACTGCCGCTTCTGCGACTGCTGTNACCGCTGCTGAAATCCTTGACTTGATGTACTCAGTTGATCCATCTTACCGCAACGCTGCAAACGCTGGCTTCATGATGAAGGACAGCACCTTGGCTGCTGTGCGCAAGTTGGGCTTAGGCTCTGCTAACGACTTCCCTATCTTCGTACCTGCAATGAACCCAGGCGAGAAGGACATGTTGTA